TATTTAATGCCTTTACTGAATCAGTTATAAATTTCTTTAATGCAGAAGCAAATCTGCCTGCAATATAGTCTTGAAGTTTCTGAGCGGCATCCATGATGCCTTCTTTTATTTTTCCAGCAATTTTGTCAGTAGCACCTTCAATTGGGGCATCGCCAAAAGCATCAGAAATTGCTTCGCCAGCTTCATCACCTAAATCTCCAGCTGCATCAGGGACTGATTTATCAAGATTGATTGCATCTTTTGATTCTTTAATTCCTAAATCTGCACCTTTTTTCAGACCTTTCTTTAGTCCATCACCAACAACATCAACACCTTTTTTGGCAATTTTCTCAATTGCTCCCAAAGCACCATTAATACCATCAGCGGCAGCGCCTGTCATGTCGCTTACAAAACTACCAACATTCTTTAAAGCATTATTAATTGGATCTGTAAATTTTTGACCTAGTGGACCAAGAACTTTGCCAACAAGGTTTACCATTCCTCGAATTCCTAACAAGACTGCTTGAATTAAGCCATTTACAATACCCTTAAAGAATAATGTAACAATCCCTTTAACCAATGCAAATGTTATAGTAATAACTCCCTTTGCTAACATTTGCCAAAGACTAATTATTCCCATTGCAACTTGAGAAACTGCGGCTATTAGGAATTTAAGAGCCCCCTTCCAATTTCCCTTAAACAGTTGCACAACCGCCATTACGACATTTACAATTCCATAAAGATATCGCTTAATAACATTCTGAACAAAGTATTTAATAAAGCCAGCGACTATCTCAATACCCCTTGCAATACCTTCAAATGCCTTTACTATTGCATTACTAGAGGCTTCGGCTTCATTGGAACCAGAGCCAAATGCGGCAAAAAGATCTCGTATTGGGCGAATAATTTCGCCTATTGCTTCTTTAATTGTTGCCCATGCCCTCTTTAATGGCTCGATAACCTTAGCAGAACTCTTAATCTTATCCATGTTTTTAATAACAAGATATACGGCTGCTGCGATTGCAAGAATTATTGCACCAACTCCAGTAAACATCAGAGACAACTTAAATATCTTTGTTGCCAATGTGGCCAACTTCATATTCTTAATAAAACCCATTGTTAATATTCTAAGTTTCGTAAATCCAGCTGCTCCACCTGCTGATGCTCCATGAAATGCAACCAGTTGTGCATTATATGCGGCCAATGCAGCAGATGCACCTTTAAATCCGGCAGTACTTTGCAACATACGAGAAGTCATTGCTTTTGCACCAGCAACCGCACCAGCACCTGTAGATGGGGCGGCAGCGGCTGCTGTTCTTGCGGCTGTAATTGCTTCCCTGCCTGCTCTAAATGGAGTCATTGCGCGTTGACCAACAGCAGATGCTGTAAGTTGCGCTTTTGTTAGGAGGGCTCCGGGACCACCAAAAGCAAGACGTTGTGCCTGTGCTTGGCTAATATCTCTACCCTTATATGCAAATTTTTCTCTACCAACCCTTCCTGTTTCTCCCATTTCTTGCATAACACCGACACCTGCTGCTTCATAATATTCTGCTCGACTAGCAAATTTACGAGCAGCATCAAGTTGACGACGAGCTGCTTTTCTTGATCTTGTCGGTGTTAAATCTCTTCTTTTTGTTGCGGATGTAGTTCTGTAAGTATCAAATGCTTCTTGCAACTCTGGTGTTGTGGCTGGAAGCCCCATTGCGGCAGCCATATGTGCTGGTGGCAACCTTGTTGCAGTTGGTCTTCTTCTTAAATAGTCTCTAAATAATTTTTCTTGCTCAACGGCTGTGGGACCACCTTCAATATCTTTTAAGCCTGCCGCAGCAAGTCGGGCAGCTTGAACAGCAGAAGTTCTTTGTCCAACATTACCCATACTTGCAAGATCAGCAGTGTTTGCTGGTGTAAGGAAAGTGCCTTTTTTAGTTCCGGGCATTAACGGTCTTGGTGGACCCACTGGAGGCGGTGCTGCTGCTGCAGCAGCATCAGCAGCAGTAGCAGCTTGTCTAAGACCAGTTGTTCTTAAGAATGTTTGATATAGCGCATCCATTTGTTTTCTGGCAAATTTAGTTGATTCGCCAAGCCGTGTCATAGCGCCATCAGCTGTTTTTAATTTTGGAAAGAATCTTATAAGTCCAAGACCAACTTTACCAATAACAGACTGAAGTGTACCAACTGCCAGAATGAGTGGACCCATAATCGCCAAGAATGAACCGACAATAGCAATTATTCTTGTAATCGTTTGTCTTGTTTCTGCAAATTCAGGAGAGTTCCATTTTTCATACATCTCAACAACTTTTTTAGAAATTTTTTCAATTGCTGGAATTAGGCTTCTGATAATATCTGCTGCAAACAACTTAAATGTATTTTTAATATTTTCAGTAGCAACATTTGCAGATTTCAAACTTCTTTGAAGTTCCATCTCTGCAACTTGTTTAGCATTTGCAGCACCAGCAAGTTGAATCATTAGGGCTCTTCCAGCCTCATCTTTTACTTCTGAAATGATATCAATGCCTTCGGCCTGTTTTTTTGCTAAAACCAAATCAGACACTGCTTGACGCATTGCTTTTGCATTATTAATATCTGCTTGTGTAATTGTAACTGGCTTTGCACCAGGCTCTATTTGAACTTGTGTTACATCGGCTGTTCCAGATGCAATTCTAGCAACAATACCAATATCTTTAAAACTTCTAATTGTTTTTGGAACAACTGTATTATTAAAGTTACTAAATTTTTTAGCAGCGTTATCGGCAGCTCTTACTAGTTGAACCTCTGCGGTTTCTGTTGCTGGGACTACTCTTCCAGCATACAACTCTGTTCTTTGCAATTCTTTATTAAAATTAGAAAGCTGTTCAATTGCCAAATACATTCTTGGACCTTGGCGCTTTTCAAATAAGTCAGACATCAAGCGCAAAGCACCTTCTGATCCCTGCGGAGACTCTCTTACCCTATCAAAGACTTTAACAACAGCATCTAGACCGGTCAATCCTGTCTTTGTTGATAACAAAAATTCATTTTGTTTATCGGATGCTACTCCATACGCATCTGCTAATTTTTGAAGAGTGTCAACATTTTGTTTTGTTGGAGCCAGCAATCTTTGCAATGAAACCTTGATTGAGTTTGCAGATGCACCAATATCAAGACCTGCTGCTTTCATTGGAGCGAGCATTGCTGCTGCCTCTGTCATTGATAAACCATAACTTGTTGCCATAGCAGAAACTTCTGCAAATGAATCACCAAGATCTTTTAAGGTCAGTGCAGTTGCATTTTCAATTGCATTAAACAAATACATTTGTGTAATAGAGGATTCAATTGCTTTTTCTTCTCTCTGCCTTGCTGTTGTTACTCTACCTAATGCCCCATTTAATTCAAGAGCTCTCTTTGATTGGAAATATAATGCTTGCGTTAAATCTTGGGCTGGACCAATATCCATGCTTCCTAATTTTTCAATCTCTAATGTAAGTTGAGTTAATTTTTGAACATTTTCTGAAGCCGTTAGACCTAATTCACCAAAGTCTGCGGAAACAGATGCAATAATATCTTTTGATACAGCAAATTTCAAAGACATATCTGTAATTGCTCTATCCATCTTTTTAAAATTAGCAACCATCTCTTCAGCTTGTTTTATTTGTTTACCTGTTAAATCTTTTGAACTTATATCATCAATAGTCATACCCATTTTTCTTTGCGCTTCGGTAAGAGTAACTATCTTTTGCGCCGCGACATCTAAAGACGGAGCCATGTTTTCCATGACTTTTGTAATTCTTATCATCTGTTTTTCAACAGCAAGGAAATTAGACAAACCAATTCTTGCAAATGTTGCAATTGGCAATGTAAGGTTAATTAAGAGGCTTCTACCAACGAACTGAGCATCTTTACCCAGTTTTGACATTCGTAGAGAAATATTGTGAAGATCCGAACCGAGTGCTCTTAGGCGCATTCCTCTAAATGTCCTAGAAAATGCTTGTAATTCTTTTGTAGTTATACCAATACTTCTACCCAGAGCCGTTGTTTCTTTTCCGGCTAAAGCATAGGCATTTCTAAGAGCGTTAAGATCGCCCTTCAGCATTCTTGCTTCCGAAGCCAAAACTTTTTGATTAATTGCTAATTCTTTAATTTTCTTAGCATGTTGATCTACGCCACGCGATGTAATGCCAAGAGCTTTATTGACAGCCCTAGTATGGCTATCAAGCCTAGACATGGGGACAGAAATTCCCCGGATGGTATTAGAAAGATTTCTAAGCGATGCACTGAGATTGCCAATTTGTTGTACACCCTGCGTGTGTACTTGTATTATGACATCAACATCAGACATAATTTACCATCATAAATTATGACATAACAATGCGAAAATAGCAATAAAACAAGGATTATTTATCCTTGTTTTTCGAATCCTAAGGACAGACCACTTGCCGCAATACCTGGCATGTCGTACATTTCCATAACTCGCTTGGAACTATTATTACTTGCATCTGGACCATACCATTCTTCATCAAGGTCAACGCCTTCTGCGCCTTGAACCATCGCCATTGCTTTTAGATTTCTTGAAAAATGATATGCGCATGCACGATATATCAAAAATAACTCATGAAGAATTAATGACTCTTCAAGTTGTTCAATACTAAGCCACGCTCCAGTCTGAACAAAAACTTCAGCTTCGTATTTTAGAAGAGGAAGCTCATCCCAAATTAATTCACTACTTCCCTGGGATGATTCTTCTCCCTCTCCTATCAGGAGTTTGGGTCGGCGTTACCCATCGCAGCAGCCATGACTTCTGCGAAAGTTGCAAGATCCAAAATTTCCTCAAGTGCGTCTCTGTCAGCAGCCAACTCAGGGTCAGCCTTTTTCAGAGCAATTGCCGCAGCAGACACCATCTTGTCAATGTCTTCATCCGACATGCCACCCTCTTCATTCTGGGATTTCATATTGTTTGCAACCTTCATAAAGTCACGAAGGCTCTTGATTGTCAAAGGCTTGACAACCCTTTTCTTTCCATCAGAAAAGAGGATTTCCTTGCCCTTGTGCAGATCAGTATTTGTTGCCATGTTTTATTTCTCCTTGTTGATACGAGGTACAAAAAACCCCGACTTTCTCAGTATACCATACCGATACTCGCCGGGGTCTCCCGTTTAATTCTTTTTCAAATTAAATTACGCTGTTGCGTCAATAATCTTGCCGTACTCGTAGTTAGTGTCTTCGGTGACGGGTAGAATTCTAAATTGAATTTCAAACATCGCCGCCTCAGCGCGCTTCATCGAGATCATCGATGATGTAAACGAGACTGCTCGCTTTGTATTAAACTTACGAGCTCTTGACACAGACGCTGTTGCACCAGGAGCATTGCCCACAATTTGCAAGGCATACTCACGTGGATAAACCGACTGCGAACCAAACAAGAATGTCCGTGTGTTTGCGCCATCATTGTTATTGATGATATCAGCACCACCCGTAGTTCTGTCATAGCTCCAAGCCAAAGCCAAGTTGTTTAACGTGGACTCAGCAAGAGTAGTCTTAACCATAACCTTAACTCTTGATTGAATGACCTTTGCGGCATCGCCGTATTGGTCAATCTCAATGTCAACCATGTCTGGCTCCCACGAAATCTCAACGCCACCGCTGGTAGCGCCAACATCCGTAAGAGCGTCAAAGTCGGCATTTGTCATGGACACATTCGAGTTACCAGTCTTAACGACGGCCTCGCCCACGACGATATTAGAAACATTTACTGCCATATAATCCTCCTATATGTTTTATTCAAGGACAAATATTTTTTTGCCCTTCCGATCCCGCCATTTGGATATTACCTTGGCGTGTTCGGGGTTTATTTCATTAGAACGGCGGCCAATTCCTTGACCTTTTTGCCACTCAAATTCATAAATCTTTTTTCCTATGTTGACTACATACCCTGGAGTCTTGCCAACATATGTAATTACAGTATACTCCATATACTTTTATAATACCACAAATAATTAGAGACTAACCGAATATAAAGAAAAATCAAGATCCATTTCGTACCAACCCTCTTTTTCTATTGGCTCTGAAAAACTAGAAGATACTAAATATGACGATAAAACCCTAACATTTGCACTAGGAACAGTCCCTTGGATTTGATCTGATTTCCCAAGGAGTTCTATGAACCTCTCTGTGATTTTAAAAAGCCTATCAGCATTATTGTCGTAAATACAGTATTTAATTGCATCATATCGATTCCAGTAGGCTTCAACTGAAGGAATTGCTGGATTATAAAAATATACTACAAATGGGGCTGTCTCATTTCCATACCCGTGAGCAGGAAAAAAATTCATAGTCTTCCCCGCAATATTTGCTAAGGTGCTATCTGCTTTTAAAAATGTGTTAATGTCGTATACGCTAATTGGCATAAATTATCCTATAAATGGTCTGTCTGTAAACTCTCTGGCTGGTGTGCCGCCCCTTGTACCAAAACCTTGAGTACGCAATCCTTGACGAATATTTGCATTTAAAATTTCTCTAGCAACTTTTCTAATCTCATCTCTATTAGAAGCAATAGCACCAAGTCGAGCTTTTTTCAAAAATGGTGGATAGCCAGCGGCAACACTTTGTTTTCTTAATTTCATAACATTGGCAGTATGTGGTCTTATAATTCTTCCACCCCTTCTACCTTTAATAAATACATATGCACCCATTCCTCTATCGTAACCGCTCTTGCTTGAGCGCTTTGATGCCTGTGGTGTTAATTTTAATGTTGCACCAACTGGTCCAAAGCCCGCAATTTGCACAATAATATATTTTCCAGGCCTACCCATTTCAGCAAGCTTTGTTTTAATTTCTTGTTTTGATTTTTGTAATGCAACGGATTGAGCAGCCTGTATACGATTTGGTAGAGTCTCTGCATATGCAGCAGCAACTGCTGCCTGTATACTGGCTCTTTTATCTACTCTTAGACTAAGCATTTTCAACCACCACTCTAGCAACAACTTGTAAATAATTAATTTTACCGCTTATTCCAGGTTGTTTGACAATATTAATAATTTCTAATGGATGTGAATAAATTACCTCTTGTTTCCTATTAACAATATTTTGAAATCTATTTTCATAAGATATATATGATGCATCTTTTGGAGAAATAAAAAATTGATATTCATCAATATTATCTATGTAGGGAGAAACCCTTCTTTCAGATGATATGGGTTGAAAAAAAGTTTTTATTGTTACCGTTTTTGAGTACTCTACCGTTCTCTGACCGGCCGCACTTGTTGTTATAGTTTTTGTATAAACATCTACTTTATGCGGTAGCGTAAGAAGTGATGTGCCAGCCATTTAGACCACATAATCCATTACAAATAATGTGTAATCCATTAGTAAAACATCAGCGTCAATATTACCTGTTGATTCAAAAAATGATGCTTTGGAGCTAACTCCTGATCCAGCAGTCTTATATCTTACCGAGTCATACTGAACCTCAATAATACCTTTTCTTCTGATTTCGGAATCATCACTCATCAAATCAACAAGTAAAAGGTCAGATGCTTGTTCAATATTACTTGGTACAAACTGCCAACCGAAATCTCCTTCAATTTTAAAGTCATTATCTTCATCAAACTTAGATTCATAAATACGATTTTGAGTTTTATCAATATAAGATTTTCTAAATTGTAGATAATAAGAACTCTGAAAATTATGGGGTTCTCTTGTTTTTTCAATATTATTTAATGTCGCAACTGTTGAGTCGTGCAAAATTTCCTCATCCCCGTCACCTATATTGACAGTAACTTTTCTTAATGTAGTTATTGGCAATGGAAGATGAAGCGTCTTTTTACCACTACCTTGAAGAATCATAAATTTATTTGGATAATAATCAAAAGACTGACCACAAAATGTATTAATTATATTACGAATCTTCTTTTGCATTTTATCAAATTGATCGTAATAATCAGTTTCAAGATCCGAGTGGTCTTCAAAGAATGTATCAATACTGGTATATGGAGTATACACATTTATATACTGAGACTGAGTATAGGATGTACCTGAAACTGTATAAGTAAAGTCAGCCCTATGTTTTCCTGAACTGTTTAAAATATAAATACCTGAGGCATTTTGCCCGTAAGTAATTGAATAGACTCCGGCACTTGATCGAGTTGCATTTGTCGGACCAGAAACAAGAGATCCCAATTCGTGATACAAACTAACAGAGACTATATTACCAGTTGGATCACCCGGAAGTGTCAATGTAAGAGTTTTACTTGTATTAATTTTGACATCATCCATAATACTCAATTGTACCAGAAATTAGGTTTTACGCCTTAAAACGCTTGCATTGCCATTTCAACTTGAAGTGCAGAAACATTATTGTTGATTTGTTGAATATTAAAATATCCGCTTACATCAAAAGTTACCACTGTATTGCTTGCATTCTTATAAAATATTAAACCATCTGCATAGTTAATTGCAAGCTCCCCATATTCCAAAGCATTAGCAGATGGAATAGAATTTGCCGTACCGGATCTTTTAATTTTTACAATGTTAGCCATATGGCTCCTTTAGAAAGTACCACCATCAATTGTAACATTGTCAAGATTTGTTCCGCTAAGAACGGTGACTCCTGCAATTTTAAACACCTTACCTGATAGGAGATTTAGGTGTTCTGATGATGTCCAAGAATCAGTGGCATCAACCCAGTTAAATGTTTTGTCTGTTGCACCCTTAACTGTAATGCCAGCACCATCTGCTGTAACATCTGTTGGGCTGTCAATATTTGCAATAACAACATTTTTATCTTCAACAACAAGAGTTGCTGTATTCAGAGTTGTTGTATTACCTTGAACAGTCAAATCTCCAGTAACGACAAGATTGTTTGAAATTGTTACGTTTGCTGGGAGGCTTAGCGTTACTGCGCCAACACCAGCATTTGAAACAGTAATTTCATTTGCTGTACCTGCCAGCCCCGTAACGAGAGCAGATGTCCTGTCAGTAATTTGAGATGCTGTAATTGCAACTGCTGCATTACTGGCGGCAGTTAAACGACCTTGTGCGTCTACGGTAAATGTCGCAACTGTGCCAGCAGCACCATAACTCGCTGCTGTAACTGCTGTATTGTCAAGATTGATTGTAACCGTATCTGTTGCGCCAGCAACCGATGTAAGACCTGTACCGCCCGAAATGGTTAATGTATCAGTGCCACTTGAAATAACGACAGTACCGCTATCGCCGGCAGCGGTAAATGTTGTAGCAACATTTGCAATAGAGTTATCGACATATTCTTTAGTTGCAGCATGATTGCTTCCCGCTGGTGTTGGAACAATAGTTACACCAGTAAATGTTTTATTACCAGAGAGTGTTTGTGCCGTTGAAAGAGTAGCAAATGCCCCAGATCCACCAATAGCTAACGCAGCCGTTGCAGAGCCACCAGCCCCGCCAGTGCCTTCACCGTAGTAAAGAACATCATCAACTTCATTAAATGCCAACTCTGCATTCTCAAGCGTTGCTGGCGCACCAGTCGCACCAGATGCCCTACGCTTGATTCTAAGTGTATTTGCCATTAGTAATTACCTCCATCCAGCAAGAGATTGGCTGCGCTATGTACATGGTCAGCCCTAGCCGCCACATTACTTACTCCAACACTTGCTGTTCTTGTAATATCAGCTGGTGCTGTACTACTTAAACTTAAACTTGCTAAGTTAATTGTACCACTACTTTGTGTTAAAACGGTAGTCTGTATAGTCTGAGAAACATTCGAGATTTGCGCAGGTGATATTTGTATTGTTGTTAAATCAGCCATTATTTTGTTACCTCACCAGTAATAGTAGCATTGCCAGTTAAAATAGTAGTTACAGTTGCACCGTTGACTTCTTGAAAATCATAGACATATATACCCGATCTTAAATTAGAAGTTATAGCTGGCGTAAGGGAAAACACGACTACACCGTTTGCACCATCTGTAATTTCTGTAGCAAAGGTTGCCGATATTGTTTCAGACGACCTTCTTTTTCTAATCTGCCCAGAATATGTTCTGGATGTAATATTGATTACAGCATTAGCATTATTCTTCAGTGTTAACTGATGAGCATAAGTATCGCCCTGGTAGATTTCAATATTTCTAGTTCCTGGCATAATATCTCCTATAAGATATTAGCAAAGATTGGTTAAGCGAGCAACGCCTCCCAAGTAAGCAAATCTACAACACCTGACGGTTCAATACCTCTACTCAACTGAAAGTCTTTCACTGTCTGCTGTGTTTTTGGACCAAAATCGCCATCGTCGCGACATTTAAATCCATGCTTGTTAAGAAGTCTTTGCGCTCTGACAATTGCTTTGCCTTTAGTATCTTTTGAAATAATTGGCATTTCTGCGGCTTCTTTCTTTGCGTTTGGATTTGGTTCTGCAACTGATGCTGGAGCGGCCGGAACCTGACCACCATTTTTTGTAATATATTCAACAACAGCAGCGGGCGGATTGTCGCCTTCTGTATACCGAAGATGCCAAGGTTCCTCTGGAACAACTTCCCAACTAAATCCAAACTTACGAACATTGTCAATCAGCCAATCCAATCTTGGACCGCTTGCTGTGTGAACATCAACAGCCAATCCGCTATTGTGTTGACTTGTACCCGGCGCAGCAAGGCTGGCAAGTTTGGGATCTTTTTTATACCACTTAATCCCTTCAAATGTTCTTGTCTGAGCACCGGGAATTGGTTCTTTCTGAT